AGAAAACTTTTCTACATATGTGCAAAGTCCAGCGTAAAGAGTCTTACGCATGCGATCATACATGCGAATCTTACCGTCCCAAAGACGTTGCCGAAACATTGGAGTGTATCTTGCTCCTGGAACTTCGTAGCAAAAGAATTCAGATAATTCCTGCTCGATGCTAGCCTCGCTGTAGACACGAAGAAAGACTTCGTCAATCTTTTCTATTGATACTTTATTATGCGCCACTTATAAATGTCTTCCACTGGATTGCATTTCGTATTTGCCAGTCACGTGCTTTAATCTGACTCATGATTGCTTCGAGGAACTCAACAACACACTGTATATACTCAAGTTTCATTGTGCTTTTTAAGAGATCGTCGTCACCTTCAAGGAATTCGTTCATCTCATTCTTTAGAGGCTTGACACCTTGCCACTGATCCCAGCCATTGTTCTCTAACTCACCCTTAGTCATCTCACCACGATAGTAGCGGAACTTCTTTGTGCGAATTGATGCGTGCTGTGATTTAGCCTGAGTCAACTGCATCTTATAACGGATGAGGTGATTCAGATACTTTGAATGTAGGTTGGGAGTGCGGAGCGATTCGCGATCTAGGTGATCGTCGTCAAGGATAGTGTCCTTCGCCCATTCATCTTGTAATGCTTCTAAATTCATAATATGCTCCATTATTTATGCAGTGAATCGTTTGATTATACTATCAAATTGCGATTCCGTCAAGTTCATTCGCAAGTTTCTTGGTGACACACATAAGTTCGACTTGTATTCCTTGGATGCCCATGCTTATGGACATGTCGTTCGCTATGTTTTGTCCCTCGAGCTGGATATAAGACTCGCATGCTTCTCGGCTACCAAACTTCAGAGGTCCCTCATAAACGCCAATTGGCTCACCAGCTAGAGAAATAAAGGCTAGCATTGTAATAAACATTATAAAAACTCGTAGTAAGAGAACCTGAATGTGCATCGACCAGTTACATATTGAACATCTTGAACCTTCGTATCAAAGGTTAATTGATCAAGTGTTACTGGGAACATATCAACAAAATGCACTTCGGCAGTCGGTTGATTGTTATTGTTTAGGATGGTAAGAGTCCCATCCGAATAGTTGCGAGAAAGGGTAGCAGTTAACTCACGCTGGTCTTCATTGTCAAAATTTATATATTGATCATAAGACTGAGGGAAACCTAAAGCAATTAACCAGTTATGTATCAGCTTCCAGTTAGCTAGGTTCTCATCCACGAGAAACTCTATAGACAGTTCGCCATACAGCAAAGTTTCACCAGGAATAGGAACCTGTGCGAATGGAGTGAACAGATTAGGTTCGCCTAGTATTAGACTAGGGAGGTTTACGCTCTGACAAAAGTAAGACAATCCTGGGACACGCTGAAGATCAAAGCGAAACCCATTTGGATTGAGCGGATTAATATTGTCAGGAAAATTTCCAACATAAGCAGTCATTTGGATTCTCTTTCAGTTTTCATTACTATTATTTAGGCAAGTTTTTCGTAGGACATTTTCTTATAAAGCCTACCTTCCCTCATAGCTCTGTGGAAAGCAATATCTATATGCCCATTATCCTTACACCAACGATACAGGTTATTAACCAATATAACTTCACCGTCAGGTAATGTGATATTATAAGATCTGGAGTTTTTCAAAGCAGTAGCTTTCTTCACATTCTCTGGACAAGGAACTCCCAACCTCGGATGCACTCTACCATTCCTAAACGTCTCTTTGCTGATTTCACTCATTCTTTTTTTATATTCGTCATCTCTCATCCACACCTCCGAAGTACATCCTATCCCAAAACGATTATTATCCTTTCCATACAGCACGAATGGACTCCAACATGGAGGAAAGTCTCCCTCAAGTTGTTTAAGGCTTTCGAATGTATCGTCTGTTGGGAAATAGTTCATTTCAATTCTCTCTCAGGTTAAGGTTACAAACTATTTAGTCTTTTTAAATTTTAGACAAAAAAAAGAGGAATCCGAAGATCCCTCTTTAAAATTGCTACTAATCGGAGGAGGATACTTAGTCCTCCTCTTCTTATGTAACTAACTCGACTTACATCAAGTTGGTTACTTTAAATTTCCGATAGTAGTAGTTCTCACCAGCGACCATGTCACCTGTTCCGTCCAACTGTACGAATGGGTTTGCAGTCATGCCGTAGCGTGTCTTGAAACCAATTTTTGGCTGGAAGGTTTGTGGGTCAACCGCACGAACCATTTGCAACGGTACGTATGGGCAGTAGAACAGACCAGCGTCAAAAGCAGAAGCGCCTTTGTAGCCAACCATGCAATACTGTGAATTTGACTGGTTTGCTGAGTACGGATCAACGTACACTTTGTAACGACCATTCAAGATACCAGCGAAGGTAGTTGAAGCGTCATCAACATTCAAGCCGTTGTTCGCAGCCAAAGCTGGAGCATAGTCAAGGACACCAGCCATTTGCAGAGCAGACGCAACGTCGGCTGAACAGATGATGAAGTTACCTTTACCACGACGAGTTGTTTGAGCAATCGCATTGGCTTCACGTTCGATTTGGAACAGCAAGCCTTTGAATTTCTCAACAGACCAACGACCATTTGCATCAACGTCAAGGTCGAAAACACCAGGAGTAGCTGTACCAACTGCAGCACCAGTTTTAGCTGATGTGTAAACAGTACGGATAACTTCGCGGTTGATTTCAGCCAAGATTTCTGTTGCCAGAATGTTGGACAATTCGCCTTCAGCGTCAAGACCATGAACAGACTTCAGATCCTGAGCCAATTCGATGGTGTATTCAGCTTTCAAAGCACGTGATTTAGCAACAACACTGGTTTTCTCGATTGAGAAAGCCATTTCGCCAAACGTACCTGTGTCGCCAAGACCTTCAGCAGCAGTAGTTGACATACCTTCACCAGTGGTGTAAGTGCCGTCTACTGGGTTTGATCCAGCGTGTGTACCTGTACCAGAGAAGTCAGAATCGGCTTCGTTGAACAGAGCTTCTGCACCACCTTGGTTTGTGTATTTTGCTTTCATAGCAAAAATCAGACCAGTAGGCTGAGTCATTGGCTGAACGCCGCAGATGTCGTATGCGATCATTTGTGGAGCCGAACGGCGAACCAAGCTGATCAATACTGGGTCGAACTTAGCCACACCGCCAGCATCTGGCATAGCACCAGCAGCGTTAGCGTGAGTAGCTTCGAACATTGCTGCTTTTTCTTCACGTAGTGAACGCTCTTGGTTTTCCAAGAGTACAGCTGTAACTTCCTTACGGTAGTTATCTTTAATTGGGCTAGCACCTGAGTGCTCGAGAATTGGAGCCCATTTCTCCATTAGTTGCTTGCGATCCATTATAGTTCTCCTGTGGATGGATTTATTAACACGATTTATTTATTAGACGAACGATTTAGCATGTCTGCATATTTCGACATAGATTCATTAAGGCGAGGTGCTTTAGAATCTTCATCGATGCTGACAGGCTCATCCGAAACGACTGATAATACTTCAGCCTTGGTTGCCTTTTTAGCAAAGTAATTTTCACGAATTGTTGAAACTTTCTTAGCGAAAGACTCAGAGTCTTCAAAAGAAAGCTCTTCGATCAAACCCATAAACTTCTCGCGATCAACGTCAGTCATTTCGGTAGCAGCTTCAGCAATGACAGCTTTACGCTTCATTTCATTCAGTTCGCTAGCCATGGCTACGTTTTTCGCAACTTGCTCATCAAGTTTCGATTCAACACTAGACACTTGCTCTTTCAGGTCGCCAAGAACGTCAAACTTCTCTTCTGGCACTTCAATGTAGTGCTCAGTAAACAATGTTTTCAGTCCTGAAACGAATCCTTCAAGAATGTCAGACTTCATACCAGATTCAAGGGCAATTTCATTTTGTTCAATCCACTGCTCAACAACGTAGTTGAGATATCCATCTACTTTATCAACAAGACCCTCTTTGATAGCTTCTACCTTTGTTTCGGTTTCTGCTTCAATTTCTTCTTTCAAGCGTGCTACTTCAGTCTTCACACGATTGATGACAACTGTTTCAAAGATCGTTTTTGCTTTTGCTTGGAAGTCTTCTGACAGCTCTTCACCGTTCAGTAGCGCAGCAACGTCTTCGGAAACGTCGACAATTAACTCTTCAGATTCGGCGACTTCGACAGATTCTTTAGCCATCTTCTTTTTGTAAGAGGACTCTTTCTTCATGTCTTTTTCGTCTTCATCTTCTGTTTCTTCTTCGTCGTCGTCTTCCTCATCATCGCCTTTGGACTTTTTCTTTTTGTCCATAGCTTTTTTGAGTGCTGGT